CACAAAAAAGATAGACGTAATTGATACGTCATTACAAATTTTGTTTTATATTTGGGGCAGCATATGACGATATATGCCAACACGACTGGACGGAATTACTTTATTTGTTGAGGAGTAGGTCTGTTGGCTATCGTGCTGACAGACTTACTTTTTTAACAAATAAAATGATGAAGCAAGAGATTTTAGACGCGCTGAAACTCAAATTTCCGGGGGTCAGCGATGCGATTTTAGGCAGGATTGCCGACAAGTTGTGCAAGACTGTGAAGAAATCCGAGGACGTCGCCGCCGCCGTTGAGGAGGTTACGACGCAAACCCTGCTCGAAAGCTACGGCGACAGCCGTGCGACGGAAGCAACCCAGACCGCAGTTTCCAATTACGAAAAAAAGTACGGGTTGAAAGGCGGGGAAAAGGTTTCCGGGGGCGCACCTCAAAGCGAACCCAATGGCGGCGAACTTGCCGCAGATGATGCCGACACTCCGGCATGGGCAAAAACCATCATACAGGGCCAAAAGGCCCTCGATGAACGGCTCGCTACATTGGAGGGTGGCAAAATCGCAGACATCCGCAAACAGAAACTTTTGGAGGCCATCAAGGATGCGCCGGAGAAATTCCGTCAGCGCACCGAAAAAAGCTACTCCCGCATGAGCTTCAAGGACGACGATGAATTCGCCGCTTACCTCGAAGAAATCACCAAAGATGCGGAGGACGAGATAGCCGATGCCGCCGCAAACGGGGCTGTTGCGGGCCGTCCCAAAGGTGGAGCATCCCCCGCCGTCAAATCGGGCGAACCGAGCGACAAAGAAGTGGATGAAGTAATCGACCATCTTAAAATTTAACAACATGGCTTACGCAGATTTATCCAAACCCAAAGAGGGTATCGGCACGGGGCTTTCCAGCGTCGTCATCGTTCAGTACATCGGCGGCATCGACGGCGGGCGCACTCTCGACATGACGAATTTCGGTCAGGAGGTTGTTCGGGCCGGACACATCATCATCAAGGACGCCGACGGCATCCACAAGCCCATGCCCGTAAAGGCGGACAATTCGGCATACGACACCCTCCCCGCCTCGCATGAGTATGTGGGGGTTCTCGTCGAAGACATCCGGGCCGACGACCCGCGCGCTGGAATCATGGACGTAGGCAAGGTAAACGAGGCTGCCAGCCCGTACCCTGTCATCGCGGCAATGAAAACCGCGCTCTCGCACATCAAATTCACCAAAGACTAAACACGTAAACGATGAATCAATCTCTGTTTATTCAGTATGTAGAAAAATGGTTTCACAAGATTTCCCAGCGGATTTCGGAAACCATCAACGGCAAAAAGGAGGCTCCGAAGTATCTCCACGAGGAAATGCTTACGGAGGAATATTCCGCCGACCTGACATGGGATAGCTCAAGCGTGGACAGCTCCATTGTGGCTGCCGACGTTGTGGCTATGGATTCCCCGCTGCCGCTCAAAGCGCGCGACAGCGTTTCGACCGCTCATGGCAAAATCCCCAAAATCGGCATGAAGATGCACAAAGGGGAAAAGCTCATCACCGATATGCAAATCATGTCCGCCAGAGGCGCAAAGGAGGCCGAGGTCGTTGCAAAACTCTTTGCCGATGCCCCGCGCTGCGCCAAAGGAGTCAAGGAGCGTGTCGAGATTATGTTCCAGCAGGGACTTTCGACGGGCATGACGCTCGTGCCTGACGAGGAGAACGTCGGTACTGCCGTGCGCGTCGATTTCGGGTTCCTCGACAAGAACAAATACGGCGCTACGATTCCTTGGGGCAAACCGGGCTACACCCCCATCACCGACATCGCCAACGTGCTTTCCAACGCAGACGATACCATCACGGTGCTGATGTGTAGGAAAAGCACGTACAATCTCATCCGCAAATCGGAGGAGGGCAAAATGCTGTCCGCGAATTTCCGGGGGCTGGTTATTACCGACAACGCCAAACTGCCCGTTCCCACCCCGTCGCAGTTCGACGAGGCGATGGCCGACGAGCACAAAGTGTCGTTCAAAGTGATTGACCGGGTGTTCAAAGTCGAAAAAAATGGAAAGCGCACCAAGGTGCAGCCGTTCGACGAAAATGCCGTCGTATTCCTGCCATCGCTCGACGTGGGGCGTCTGGTTTATGGTACGCTGGCCGAGGAAACGAACAACGTGGCCGGAGTTGCCTACGAAAAGGTTGGCAGCTACATCCTGTTGTCGAAGTACAGCAAGAACGACCCGCTCCGTGAATTCACCAGCGCGCAGGCTCTTGTTCTTCCCGTCATCGACAACGTGGATAGCATCTACCTGCTCAACCATCAGGAGGCCCAAGAGGTTGCCGACGATGAAACGGAGGGTGATACGACCGTAACCATTTACGGGAAACAGCTCACCAAATCCGACGTCATCGCCGCTGTGAAATCCCTCGGTGTCAAATGTGCGGCCAATATCTCCGATGCCAAGCTCATTGAGAAAATCAACGAGCTGAACGACGAGGATGAGGCCAAGCTCAAAGAAATCCTGAACATCGCCGCAGAGTAGCATCATGGCTGCAATTCTCAACGCCCTGAAAAGCATTACCGCCTACCCGATACCCTTTGACACGTTCAAGGGTATCGCGGAGGGGCGGGGCCTCAATATCGAGGATGAAGCAACCCCGGAGGTTCGCCAAAGCCGCGAATTCAGCCTCGCCAAAGCGGATGTTTACGCATGGTTGGCCGGAGCGCCGAACGTGACGCAACAAAGCATCACGTACAGTTTTACCACCGACCAGCAAAAAGCGTTTCGCCGTCAGGCGATAGCTCTTTACCGGGCGAATAATGAGGAGTTGCCGGAATCGTTACAAAGTTCTTTCGGGTATAAAGGCGAACGGTTATGATTATCGAAAACGGATATGTCCGAACACAGGTCACGACAGGCGGCGGCTTGAACAAAGATGGCGACCCCATCCCCCTCGTCACCGCTTGGAGCGACCCGATACCATGCAACATTCGCACGAACCAGCACGCCAACAATGGGACGGTCAATGGCAATACATTTTCAATGGCATCTTATGAGGTGTTGATTGAAAAACAGCCGTTCACCGCCATTTGTGTCAAGCTGGAGCGTGACGGGGTTGATTTAGGGGAATTCCAAGTGCAGGACGCAATCCCTTTCGACGCTGTGAATGTCGTCAAAATCACCGTGTGATGCCCGCGAAACAACTCACCCCAGATAGCGACATTGCGGATTTTCTGCAAGAGCAAATAGATAGGTTTCGGGAGCAAATTCTGTATCTCTTTCGCTGGGTGGGCGAGGCTTGTTTAAGCGAAGCGCGGACAGGCGGCAATTACCGTGACCGGACAGGCAATTTGCGCAGTTCCATCGGTTATGTAATTGTCGAAGATGGCAAGGTGATTACGACCGCCGGATTTGAAAGCTCCGAGGGTGGCCGTCAGGGTTCAACATTCGCCCGGCAGATTGTCGCCCAATTTCCGAAAGGCATTGTGCTCATTGTAGTTGCTGGAATGAATTACGCGAGCCACGTAGCCGCACGCGGTTATAACGTGCTCGATTCCTCTGAATTGCAGGCCGAAAGGCTGATTCCCAAGTTTATGAAACAGCTCGGATTTGAATTGCGATGAAAGCCAAAACAGGACAGCAGATAGAGAATGACATTTATGCCATGTTCCAGACGGGTTCCTTACCCGGAATCATTGGTGGAATGCTCTACAAATACGGGATGCGCCCCAAGGATTCCAAAACGGAGGATGCGGTGGTGCGTTTCGTGACCTGTTTGCCCGGTCAGGTGCAGGACGGCACGGCAGTCGTCAATATCTACGTCCCAGACGTCAAGGTTTACAACGACGGCATCATGCGCAAGAACATCGCTCGGTGTGCTGAACTCGAACAGGCTGCCGAGAAATGGGTGCAATCGCTGACCGCTGCAAAATCCGACTATTTGTTTGAGTTGGCCCAAACCATATACACCGACGAGGAACCGGATATTCACCAGCATTTTGTAACAATACGGTTAAAATACAAATTATCAACAATCTAACACAAAACAATATGTCGAAATTGAGTTGGGGTAAACCGACTGTCGAGTTTACCAAAAGTGAAAATGGCGCTCCCGGTGCGAGCGCATCGTGGACGGCTTTTCCCGAAATCAAGGAAAACACGGCCAAGCTTACGCCGACCAAAGGCAACAAGACCGAAGCGACCGAGGAGGGCGGCGACCTTGTGGATGCCCGTTACGGCAAAAACAAATTCGCATTCGAGCTGGAGGTGTTCGTGAAGAAAGGCGACACCCGGCCCATTGAGGACGAGGATGGTGTCGTCGTGGACAACTACGCCGTCCGCCTCATCCCGGAAGACGAAGCGTGCGAGGGAATCCTCATGGAAAACTGCGCCGTATCGGTCGAGGAATCGTGGACATCTGCCGATGGTAAGATGCTCAAATACACGTTCGACGGCCTCAAACCCAAGACGGGGAAAATCTGCAAGCCCTACACCAAGGGCGGGAGCGCATCCTAATCTGTAACCCACGCGGAGGGGGTTACGCCTCCGCACATAGCGGGATGGAGCAGGTAGTAGCTCGCCAATTTCATAGGTTGGAGGTCGTTGGTGCAAATCCAACTCCCGCTTCAATATAATTCACACGGATATGCCGTCTATCGAAAAGCAAGTTGCCGCCACCGTGCTGCAAAAACCCATCGAGGAAACAATCGGCGGGGAAACATACCAAATCGCGCCGCCGAGCTGTGCAACCATCATCCTCGCATCGGAGTTGGTCGCGCAGCTCCCGGCCATACAACTCAACCCAGAAAATATCGCATCGGAAACCCTGTATGTCGCCAAAGATTGCCGGATTTTGGGGGATTTGTTGGCCGTTCTCATCCTCGGAGCAAAGGGGTTAAGCGAAACTATAATAATGCCTGAAACAATCGAAAAAACGGTAGAAAAAATAGTTTATGACGAGTATCTATTTGGCCTCATCAAGCGTCCTAAAAAAATCCCTGTAACCATTACGGAAACAGTAGAGAAAGAGGTTGAGGTGGACAAACAGGCCGAGCTTGCAAAAAAACTACTCCTTGACGTTGGGCCGAAAGAAATTAGGTCGGCTGTCGCCCGGTTGCTCGATAAATTGGAGATTGGCGATTTTTTCGGTTTTACCACTTCCCTCCTCGAAATAAATCTGCTGCGGCAGACGAGGGAAGTGACAACGACAGCATTTGGGCAATCATCGCCGGAACAGTAAAAGCGTTCAATCTGCCTTTCGATTATGTGCTGTACGAAATGAGCTATGTGAATTTGATGATGTATGGTTCCGTTTTGCCGAGCTACGACGGCAAAAAGGACAAAGACAAAGGTAAGGACAACAATAAGGATGAGATAATCAACGCCGACGACCCTGCTAACAAAGAACGAATCCGCCGATTGCTTTACGACAATGATTAACGAGAAAGGCAAAATATATTACGGGTTGGGGCTTGACAACAGCCAACTCCAAAGCGATGCAAACAACGCCCGTTCCATCATCAAGGGCGTCGGCAACTCCGTCGAGGCGGAGGGTGCGCGCATTGATAATGCGTACAGGAAAATCGCAACAGGCGTTGCGGCTGTTTTTTCCGTGCAGCAAGCCATCCAATTTGCCAAATCCGTTGTTGATGTTCGCGGTGAAATTGAAGCGCTGAATATCTCTTTTGAAACGCTGGTCGGAAAAGACAGAGCAAAGGCCCTGTTTTCTCAAATCCGCACATTCGCGGTCAATACCCCATTATTGTTGAACGACCTTGCCAAAGGTGCGCAAATGCTTTTGTCGTTCGACGTCCCGGCGGAACGTGTAATGACGATTTTGAAACAAATCGGTGACGTGTCGATGGGCGACCCGCAAAAATTCAACTCGCTCACTCTTGCGTTCTCGCAAATGTTTTCAACAGGCAAGCTCATGGGGCAAGACCTGTTACAGATGATAAATGCCGGATTCAATCCGCTTACGGTCATGGCCGAAAAAACGGGCAAGACCGTCGCCCAACTTAAAAAAGAAATGGAGGGCGGCTCTATTTCCGCCGAAATGGTCGCAAAGGCTTTTGCCGATGCGACGGGCGAGGGAGGGAAATTCAACGGAATGCTCGAAAAGCAGAGTAAAGGTATTCAGGGCCTCAAATCCAACTTTCAAGGGGCATGGGACGATATGCTCAACGACCTTGGTGAAAAAAGTCAAGGTTTCATTTCCTCGTCGATTCAAGGCGCGACCGATATTGTTAAAAATTACGATAAAGTTGGCGAGGCATTGGCCGCCATTATTACCACGTATGGCGTTTACAAGGCCGCCATCATTGCGACCGACGTAATTAGGGAATCCGCTGCCACTATCCGACATACTGCCGAGGCCGAGGAGTTGGCAAAACTCCTCACGGTTGAACAGCAGGCCAAGATTTCCAAGATGGGCTTATCCAAGACTTCCGCCGAATACGCGGAGGCCGTGCGCATGGAGGTTGCCGCCGAAATGGAACGACAAACCAAACTTGCCGTTGCCACCAATACGGAGATTGCGGCGGCGCGGGTTCGGTTGGAAGCTGCAAGGAATGAGAAAGCCGTAATAGCAGAAAAGGTTGCAGCGAGAGAGGCCGAACTTGCATCTGCGGTGGCATCGGGGAACGCCAAAAAAATTGAAGCTGCCCAAACAAGCCTCAACACAGCGCAGGAGCAATTAAACACGGCGTCCGTAACCGTGAATTCCGCTGCCCGTGAGGTAAGCTCAAAACGTGCGGTGCTTGATACTGCCGTCCGCAAAGCAAACACCATCGAAACGGGAATGAATACAGCCGCACAAGCTGCAAACGTCACCGCGATAAATTTGCTGTCAGCGGCGAAACTGAAATTGACTGCGATTGCGACCAAATTGAATAAGGTCATAATGAGCAATCCGTATGCGCTTGCGACCGCTGTTGTTGTGGGTCTGGGGTATGCAATCTACAAATTGGCAACCTACCAGACCGAGGCAGAACGGACGGCTACCAAATTGAATGACGCCATCAAGGAGGGCGAAAAGGCAGTACAAGCCGAGCGGTATCAAATTGGATATATGTTCGACCGATTGCGGGACGCCAAGGAGGGGACGGAAGAATACGAGGCCGCAAAGCAGGCCATCATCAACCAATATGGGAATTATCTCAAAAAATTGGGCGACGAAAAAACCGCCTTGAATGATGTTGCCGCAGCGTATGCCCTTATTACCGAGGAGGCGACCAAGGCAGCCAAAGCCCGCGCAATGGCTCAAATACAAGAAACGGCATCACAGGAAAAAATTGATAAGAGCAGCGACACGTATGACGAAATCGCAAAACTGCTGAAAAAGAAATTCGGGGCAGAAAAGGGCGGGGAATACTTACTCAAATTGAAGCCTGTCATTATGGACGGGGCCGAGATGACCGCAGAAATGCAGGCCATCATTTCACAATTTGACAAATTCCATTACGCCAAATATGATGCGGAATCGGGCATAAAGGTGCAGGATGAATATACATCCAATGCAATTTCCGATAAACTTGCATCATTAGCGAAAGTCACCGCCGCCGCAGACCGAATGATTCGAGAAGCCACCGAAAAATTCGGCCCCAACACCCAGACCGAAGAACCTACTGTTTTCGACGCCACCACCGCATCGTTGCAGCAGCTCATGGCTGAACTTCCAAAAGCGACGAGCAAATTAACCGATTTGAAAAGTGCGGCCACTCCCGACGCCGACGCCATCACAGCGCAAGAGGAGCAGTTGAAAACCATCAACGCCCAGATTGCTGCCCGTGAAAAGGAATTGAAAATCATCCGGGACGTTGAGGCGCAAGTCAAATTGTTGCAGGACGAACAGAAGAAATACGGCAAGGACGATGATGAATACATCGCCCTCGAAGCCCGCATCAAGGCTCTAAAACTCAAACTGCCCAAAACGGAAGGGCAAGAAAGCAAAGCGGAAACCGACGCCGCAAGAATCAAGCGCGAAACCGCTGAACGCACCCAAAAAATCAAGGATTACGAGGCCGAAATCAAAAAGCAGGTCACGCAATCTGAATTGGACATTGCACAGGCGCGGGTAGATGCAATGGATGAGGGTTTTGCAAAAGAACAGGCCCAGAATGAACTCGCATACAAACGCTTGCTTTTCGCCAACCAACAGCGGGAGGCCGAAATGCTGCGCGCCTTGCAAGATTCCCGCGCCCTCGAATGGGAAAACGAGCACCCCAAGGCAAAGGCAAAGGGCGAAACATTCGACCGCAGCCTTGTGACCGTCGCCGACTTATCACCGGAACAGCGGGCGACGATTGCCGAGTATTACACGGTGGCAGAAGAAATCCGGAAAAAGGCCAACACGGATTCGCTCGAACGGATGCTCGCGGAATTTATGACCTATGAGCAGCGCCGGAATAAAATTACGGAGGAATACGAAAAGCAACGCAAAGCCCTCTACAATGAGGACGGCACGTTAAGGGAGGGGGTTACACAGGGCAATGTGGATGAACTAACCCGAAATCGGGATGAGGCATTCAAGGCCGTCGATAACGAATTTGCCGAGCGCGAGGATAGTTTCCAAGCGTGGATGAACGCCATTGCCAATATGACGCTCCGGCAGTTGGAGGCGGTGCTGGCGCAAGCCGAAAAAGAGTTGTCCGACCTCGAAAAATCGGGTAATGCCGATAGTAAACAGGTGGCCGTTGCCCGTGCAAAGGTAAACACCGCGCGAAAAAAGGTATCAGAAGCCAGCGCCGCCAATGATTTGACGCCAAACAAGCGTACTATCAAGGAGTGGGAAGATTTATACAAAACCTTGCAGGAGGCCGAAAAAGAATTTGAAAGCATCGGTGATGCGGTAGGGGGAACAGTAGGAAAAATAATCAGCGCAGCGGGCCAGATTATGACCTCCTCGTTGAGCATGATAAACAGCATTGTCCAACTGACAACGACCTCGACAACGGGGATGGAAACAGCGGCATTGGCATCATCAACCGCAATCCAAACGGTCGAAAAGGCAAGTGTCATTTTGACGATTATTGCCGCAGCTATGCAAATTGCTATGGCAATCATCAATATGTTCAACAAGGACGAGGAGTATCAGGAGGAAATCGAAAACCTGCAACGACGCATCGACCAACTGCAATGGGAACTCGACAACGCCGAAGCGCGCCGGATGCAAAACAACGCATTCGATGTTCTCGAAAAGGTGAAGCAGGTGTATGCGGAAACCAGAGCCGAAGTGTTGAGTTTGTACGCCGCAGAAATGAAGCGCAACAGCTTTGTTTATCGGATGCTTGCCCCTGTCATCCATCAAAATGAAATACTCCAAAAATCCGCCGAAAAATTGGCCGTTGCGTATGCCAACATCAGATATACAGACGACAAAGCCCTCGGAGCACAAAAATACGATGAAGCAAAAAAGCAACTTGAAAACATTGCACAGCAGCAGTTGCTTATGCAGGAGCAGATAAAAAACGAGGACGCCAAGAAGAAAACCGACCACGGAAAAATTGAGGAATGGGAACGCCAAATCCAAGAACTCGGCGAGGAGGCAAACAAAATAATCAACGAAATTGTCGAGGGCATTATCGGAGGCAGCGCTGCCGACATCGCGGAAGAATTGGGCGATGCCTTTTTCGAGGCTTTCCAAGCGGGTGAAGATTATGCCGAAGCGTGGGGCAAAAAGGTGGATGACATTGTAGCTGACGTTATCAAGCGAATGTTGATAAGCCGCTTTTTGGAGGAACCTATCGGCGCAATCTTCGACAAATACAAATCGAAATGGTACAAGGATGGAAATTTCATCGGCCTCGATGAACTGATGGAATCAATGGGTGGGTTCGCCGATGATTTGAACCAAGTAGGAGCCGATTTCCAGACCATTTGGGAAACCCTCCCCGACACCATCAAAGACATGATACCAGTCGATGATGACAGCGCCCGCGAAGCGTCTGAACGCGGCATCGCCACCGCATCGCAGGAATCTGTGGATGAAAACAACGGACGGCTAACTGCCATTCAAGGTCATACATACACCATGAACGAGAATGTCAAACTGTTGGTCGCCAACAGCGGGAAAGTTTTGGAACATCTTGCAGGCATTCGGGAAAATACAGTGAATCTGCATAAGTTGGAAGAAATGAGAGTGGATATTTCGGCCATGAAAAAATCCATAAATGACATAACAATCAAAGGAATAACTATAAAAAAATGACACCTGCAAAGGACATATACAAAGCGGCCAAACGACAGGGATATGTGTGCCCTCGGTTTCGGGGAACCGAAAATCCGGAGCAGCTTATGCGGTTGTTCCTGACACCACAGGGCATCGAATTCTGCCAGAAATACAATTTCCCGGACATTGACACTCTGCGCACATTCCGGGGATTAGAGGCGGCACGGCACGGCATTTATATCGACGCCGGGCACATCGAATTGCACAATGTCAAACAAGTTGCCTTGATTGGCGATACAACAGCCGAATTGGTATATGACGACCCTCAAAAAAGGCATGAGGTGATTCTTATGCACGGTGCAAAGGCCCGTATCGTAGCGACCGGATGGGCCGTTGTCGCCGTAACTCATGGCGGGTGTATAGTAACGACCGAAACAAGAGATAGGGCCAAAATATTATGACCGGACAATTCTACATAGACGGCAAGGACGCATACGGTGAATTCGGCATCTTCATCGCGGAGGGTGGATATAACGAATTGTTGTCTTATGCGCCGTTGAAAACGGTTGAGAGCAATGATTGGCCGGAGGAGGACGGCCAAGAATTCGACCTATCCGCCCCGGCTCTGGACACGCGGGAATTGGTGCTCAAATTTGCAGCGCATCGTGTGTTGCGCGTCGGTGCATTTGTAGAATTGCTTTCCGACCATGCTTATCACACATTCGATTTCCGAAGCATCGGACGGACATACAAACTGCGTCTTGCCTCACAATCGGCGCTCAACCTTGCCGGGAGGCTCGAAACATTCTCATTGAAATTCGACAACGATTTCCCGCTGCCGGACAACTACACCTACATGGGGCCGCAATCGGATTTGGTCGCGCAATCTGGGTATGAACTCGACGCCCGCAGCCTCGCCGAATACGGAGTTTATATCCTCAAAGGGAGCGACGCGGAGATACAAAAATCCCCGGCGGTGAAGAAGAACCTGCTGCAAAACCTCAAAGGCCAGCACGGGGCAACATATGACGGCGAAGTGGTTGCATTCCAAACCAAAGAGGTCAAGTTGTCGTGCTTGATGCGGGCCAAGACAATGAATGAATTTTGGCGCAATTATGACGCGCTATTGTATGACCTCATCCGCCCCGGTGAGCGGTTGTTGTATGTGGACAATACCGGGTATGAATACCCGTGCTATTACAAAAGCTGTTCGACAACCCAATTTCATCCGGTCGGGCGCATTTGGTTTCAATTCAATTTGACGCTTGTGTTCACTTCGTTTCGGGTGGGTGATGACGAATACCTACTCGCATCGGAGGATGGGGAATGGGTTATGTCCGAGGATGGTCTATTTGCGATTGATTTAGGAGAATAGATATGGCAATTAAGAAAAAGAAAATCAGCGAATTTCCATTAGCGGAAACGCTTGTAGGGCTTTTCACAATCGGCGTGGATAAGCTCAACAAGAGCGTGAAAGTCAGTTTGGAATTTTTGAAAACGGCAGCCGATAGCGCCACCAGCGCGGCGACGGCAGCCAATACCGCAAAAACCAACGCGGATAAAGCCGCAACTGCTGCCAATAACGCAGCAAAATCGGCAGATGCAGCCACAACGAAAGCCGACACAGCGACGGCGGCAGCAAACAAGGCCACGACTGCGGCCAACACCGCCGCGTCCAATGCAAACACCAAGGCAAATGCCGCAGATGGAGCCGCAACCGCTGCAAACCAAGCGGCGAGCAATGCCAACGCAAAAGCGACCGAGGCGGGCAGCAAAGCCGCCGATGCCAGCAGCGCCGCGTCCGCTGCCCTGCAAACCACATCGGAGGCGCGGGCAACCATTGTACGGCTCGAAGAATTGGAACAATCCCTCGTCGGACAATACAAGATGATTCCGACGGACATGGTGCTGGAATATCCATCGCGCATCACCTTGCGGAATACCGTGCCCAACAAAATCGGCTATTCTTTACTGCCGACCAACACAGGGCGCAACGTCCTGTTTTTGGGTGATGATAATGCTGTTTCGGTCGTACCGGATGGCGGCATCATCGTTCGCAAGCCCGGCATCAGCAAAATACACGTCATCCCAACCGAGAACACGACCATTTACAAAACCATCCAAATAACAGTTGTCGAACCGACATTGCGTAAAGTGAAAACGTCATCGCTGCGGCTCATGGGCAACGGTACATTTAGACTAACGTAAAACAGAGCATATTATGGCATTTACAGCAGAACAGGAGGCAAAATTGCTCCAAATCATCGCTGCTTTTGACGGCGGAAAACGACTGAATGAATTACCCCATATCGGGAATGTGAACCCCCTCGATTTGATTGTCGAGGTGATGGACACCGACGGGGAAAGCAAACAGAGCAAAATCGCAGCATTGCTCCCTTATCTGGAGGAGCAATGCGCCTACGGCATCGAATGGGACACCACCGTGTCGTCGCCCCTTTGCACCCGTATCGGCAACATGGCGCTACATCGCTCCCTGCCCGTGCAGAGTTTGATGAAAGGGTGCATCCTTTCCGATGAGGGTTCGGTCGTCGAATACTTGACCCCGACGAATTGGCTGGCGCACACCCGCGACGGTTCCATCGGGCAGGTCATGGTGGAAATCCCGGCCCACTATCGAAAGTTTGAAACTGACGGAACGAAACGCCGGGCATGGTTGAGCCTGTACCCGCTGCCCGGCTACCACGCCGTAAGACGGAAATATATGTCCGCATACGAGGCGACTGTGCAGCGCAGCACCAGCAAATTGTGCTCCGTTGTCAATATGGACGCCGATTATCGTGGCGGCGGAAATCAGACGGCATGGGACGGAACATATCGCAGCGTGCTTGGACGGCCCGCAACAGCCATTTCCCGCACGAATTTTCGCAATTATGCCCGTAAACGCAACCCCAACACTACCGAATGGAATTGCTGCGATTACAACGCCTACAAAGACGTGGCGTGGCTGTTTTACATCGAATACGCCAACCTGAACAGTCAGGCGGCATTCAATGCGGCAAAAGATGCCAACGGATATGCGCAAGGAGGTTTGGGAAACGGTGTAACTACAATGCCGGATTGGGGCGGTTTTAACGGAACATATCCGTTCGTCCCTTGCGGACATTCCGACGGGTTGGGGAATTTTTCGGGCGAGGTCGCATATGTCATTCCGAATGCGGATGGCGGGACATGGGCAACCATATATGTTCCCCGTTATCGCGGCATCGAGAATCCATTTGGGCACGTCTGGAAATGGTCGGATGGCATCAACATAGCTATCCAATCCGAGGCCGACGGCGGAGCCAGCAAAGTGTATGTATGCGACGACCCCGCGAAATACTCGGACAGCGGATATACGGGGTATTCCCTGCGGGGTGAGGAGGCCCGTACCGAGGCGTATGTCAAAGAAATGATTGTCGGCGAATTTGGCGAAATCATCCCCTCGGTAGTTGGCGGAGGTTCCACGACGTTCTGGTGTGATTACCACTATACCAACATCCCGGCGTCGGGCACGGCCCTGCGCGGTGTGCTGTTCGGCGGTCACGCGAATTACGGCGCGTATGCGGGCCTCGGCTCGGCGAGCTCGCATTACGCCCCCTCGGCTACGTATGCGGCTGTCGGGTCGCGCCTTTGCTTTTTACCAGCGTCGGCGTAACGCGGCACACAAATAAAGGTAGGTTGCTCTTGCGGTGTGCTGTTCGGCGGTAACGCGAATAACAGCGCGAATGCGGGCCTCGGCTATGCGAACTCGAATTACACCCCCTCGAATACGAATGCGAATGTCAGGTCGCACCTCTGATTTTCAATGGTTGAAATTATAAATACCGAGCAACAGCCTTGCCTCTTGGCAAAAAACAAAAAACCACAAAAAGGTGCTGGTAGGCGCAAGCCGACGGCTCCAAGTATGAAAAGCAAACTGCGATGAAAAGGATTGGAAACCTATACGAACGGATAATATCCCTTGAAAACCTCCGCCTCGCCGATGAAAAGGCAAGACGCGGTAAGGTGAACACGTATGGCGTCCGCCTCCACGACCAGAACCGGGAGGAAAACATCCTCAAACTCCATGAATCGCTCAAAAACAAAACATTCAAAACATCTGAATACGAAACATTTACAATCTACGAACCCAAAGAACGGTTAATATTTCGGCTGCCGTATTATCCCGACCGCATCATGCACCATGCAATTATGAATGTGCTGGAACCCATATGGGTTTCTGTTTTCACGGCAGACACGTTTTCCTGTATCAAAAAACGCGGAATCAATGGCGCTATGCGAAGCGTCAAAAAGGCTCTCCAAGATGTCGAAAACACACAATATTGCCTCAAAATAGACGTGCGGAAATTCTATCCGAGTATCGACCATGATGTTCTCAAGCAGATTATCCGCAGGAAAATCAAATGCAAGGACACCCTCGAATTGCTCGACCAAATCATTGACAGCGCCGACGGTGTGCCCATCGGGAATTATTTGAGCCAATATTTTGCCAACCTGTATCTCGCGTATTTCGACCATTGGGTGAAAGAGGAGGCCGGGGTGAAATATTACTTCCGGTATGCCGATGACATGGTGTTCCTGCATCGGGATAAAGCCTTTTTGCATGGGTTGCTCGTTCAAATCAACGATTATATGCAATCACAGCTCAACATATCGCTCAAAAGCAATTTTCAGGTGTTCCCGGTCGATGCTCGCGGCATTGATTACGTGGGATATGTTTTCTATCATACCCATACTCTCATGCGGAAAAGCATCAAGAAAAACCTATGCCGGGCTGCCGCCAAACTCAACAAACGTCATGGCGTTCCTGCCAAAGAATACAAGCAGCGTTTATGCAGTTGGCTCGGATGGGCTAAATACAGCAATTCCAAACACTTACTCAAAACAATAACAAAATCCGAATATCATGGCATTCTACGATTCTAAACCCTCAATTTTCGAGGCCAACAACAACGGTTCATATATGTACCGTTGGAACATCCGAGAGGTCGAAATTTCCTCCGGTGCAGATAACGACACAGCCGCCACGACGACCAAATGGGAGTGTGACGAGATTGTTGTGTGGGGCACAGTAACCAAAGATAAAATCACGGAAAAGGTGATTACATCCCTTTGGCCGAACGACTACGAAAAGAAGCTCATCAACGACTACAATGCGGCAAAAGAGGGCGTTTTTGGCAACGTAACGAGCGCTGCGGCCAAAGAATACATTGCCCGTTACAAATCGTTCCTCGCTGACCGCAAGGCCATCAAGGAGCAAATCGAGGCGGATTGTTCAACTCTCAACATTCAATAGCATGAAACGGTTTAGCGAATTAGGCATCAAGCAAGAGGATGACCGCAAGATGTTCAACTGCCAACAGGTTTCCATATCCGAGGTGATAAACTGCGAAATCGAGGTTCTGGATTTCATCCCGAACATGACGACCCCGCATGGCGATGGCCGTTGTTTGGTGCATTATCGGCTCGACGGAACGGATGGCAAATTTTTCACCAATTCCACCGCCATCAAAAACGTACTCAACCAAATTCCCAAAGACGAATTTCCATTTGTAACCACCATCCGATGCACGAAGTGCGGAAACGGAAAGATTTACCAATTTACCTGACATGACGATTCACCTCAACGACAAGCTGAACCAAACGCTGGACATCGCCGTGAACGATGACAGCTACCGGTACAGGGCCATCAAGGGCGAACACGCCCTGACCCTGCATTTCTCGATGGCGCAGCACGTCGAGATTCCGGTCGGCGCATGGGCGGAATTCGAGGGCGAACGCTATGAATTGGAACAACCCGGCAATTTCAAAAAGAACAGCACCCGGAATTTCGAGTACACGCTCGTGATGGAAGCAGCACAAGCGAAGCTCAAAAAATATAAATTCCGAAACACGGTCGATAAGCGGCTCGAATTTCCCTATACGGCCCGTCCACATGAACACCTACAAATGCTCGTGGACAACATGAACCTGCGGGAATCTGGCTGGCGGGTTGGCGATTGTATTGATGCCGTTGAAAAGCTCATATCTTACAACCACGCATTCTGCATTGATGCGCTGGGGCAAATGGCCGACGAATTCAATACGGAATATGAAATTGTCGGTAAAACCATCCATTTGCGGAAACTCGAATACAACAAAGATAATCCGCTGCCTCTTTCGTACGGCAAAGGCAATGGATTCCGTCCCGGCGTCGGACGGTCGAATTTCAGCGATTCCAAGCCCGTTGAGGTGCTTTTTGTGCAAGGTGGGGAGGACAACATCGACCCCAGCAAATACCGCAACAAATCGCTGTTATTGCCCCGAAATGCGACATTGAGATTTGACGGTACGCATTTCGAGGACGAGCAGGGTTTCAATCCGGCTATTGCCCGGTCTTACATCACCGATTCCGACGGACTTTCGATTCGGCGGGCCGATAAAGCATTGCAGACGAAAGAGGAGGACAGCCTCGATTGTTCGCATATCTATCCGAAACGGGTGGGAACCATCAGCGCCGTCGAAACCGTCAATGCCGCCAAGAATTTCTACGACATCATTGATAGCGCGATTCCTGCCGACCTTGATTATAACGCCTGTTTGATGGCGGGCGAAACGATGACTGTTATTTTCCAATCGGGGATGTTGGCCGGAAAAGAATTCGAGGTTAAATATTACCATGAGGCAAAAAGCGGCAAGGCCGCCCGGCGTTTTGAAATCGTACCGCAGGACATCGACGGTCAAACCATGCCGAACGGCACGTTCAAGCCTGTGATTGGGGATACCTATGCCGTTTTCCACATCGCATTGCCAGATGCCTACGTTTGCAACAACGCGAGCAAATCCGGCGCATCATGGGATATGTTCCGCGAAAGCGCGAAGTATTTTTACGACAACGAGGAGCAGAAATTTTCGTTCACGGGCGAATTGGACGGTATATGGTCGAAAAAGGATTGGAACAATATCGGCGGGCGGATTCGCCTCGGTGGGTATGTTCTTTTCAGCGATTCACAATTTCTAACCGAGGGTGTTGCCATCCGCATCGTCGGAATCAAAGATTATATCAACACTCCACACAGCCCGGAAATTGAATTATCAAATGAAACCGTCAGCAATTCATTTATTTCCCAACTCAATAAAATCGAAGAAACGGAGGTCGTAGTGGATGACCAATACCGCAAGGCATTACAATTCACAAAGCGCCGTTTCCGGGATTCGCTCGAAACGATTGAAATGCTGGGCGACGCCCTGCTCGACAATTTCACCAACAACATCAACCCCATCGCCGTTCAGACGATGGCGGCGCTTATCGGGGATGAGAGCCTGCAATTTCAATTCGTGAACAACAAAACCAATCCCGTTGAGATTGCTCATAATGTCACCTATAACGACGCAACCCGCGTTCTCGTTGCCCCGGCAGGTATCATCCAGCACATGACGTTGGGCATTGATACCATTTCGTCCGGGCACGCCGCGAATGAATATCGCTTTTGGGACATCCCTGCATTCACCACTCCGGCGCTCGACGATGCCAAACGATATTACTTGTATGCCAAAGTCAGCGCAACGGGCACAACAGGCACATTTTACATCAGCGAAAATGCGATTGCCATGAAAGGTGTGTCCGGTTATTATCACCTTTTGATGGGGGTATTAAATAGCGCCTATGAGGGGGTACGCAGTTATGTGTCGTTGTACGGCTACACCGAAGTTTTACCGGGACAGGTGGTTACAAAAAAAGTGGTTTCGGCCAATGGACAAAATTATATTGACTTCCTAAACAACGCTTTCAGAATCGGCAACAACTCGGCATATATTGATTGGAATGCGTCCATTGCCAATGTCTTGTCTTTGAAAAATGCGACAATACAAATGGCAAATAGCGCGGGTCAAACTATGGTTTATATCAGCGGGGTCAATGGTTCCGGACAACTTGCCAAAGGCAATATCACATGGGATGCCGATGGAAATATCAAGGCAAAAGGCGGTACGTTCACAAACGTAGTTATAGACGGCTCTATTCGTACCCCATTCCGGGACGGGTATTTTTCTTTGTCGGACGACGGGCCAATCACCGTGTCCACATATGGCCTGCAAAATAACAACTGCGTAGTTATTCCGGGGGAAGTGAGCTATTTATATACGGCTTTTAAGATTCCATTTACAAGTGATTATAATGGATTTAGAGCTGTTATTTTGAATGCAAAATGGGGTAATAAAAATTCGGTGGGGCCTATTGCGGCCTCGGCTCCTACGGGATATTATTTCCATGAGGACGGCGAAATGCAAAAAGACCTGATTGTAAATGCGAATGAGGGTGTTGATATTATTGGCGTCGGCGAGGGTTCCACCTTCAAAGGGTGGCTTGTGTTGAATCGCTTTCGATATGGAATAAATAATTCCGGCGAGGGATTCCCGCTAAAAGCTGTATTTGCGGGTAAGGTTGAATTTTCGGGAGGCATACCGAGCCTCGTTAAACAAAAGAGATACAACCAAAATTTCCGGGATTCAGACAACAAAAAGTGCGCTTTGTCCTACATGACCGCCGCGCCTCATTATTGCACAATCCAATTCCCGTCCGGTACTTTCTCATCGGCGGATAGATATACCGTTTTATTGAGCGGAGAACTTTTGCGTAACAACAACGGCCCCGGAGTATATGCGTCTGTAATTGAGCGTACTGCCAATTCGTTCACGGTATATACCGGGGACGACGCAAGTTGGAACGACGGTAATTTTACATTCATCGTTATTGCCACCCATCTATGGGGTTGATTTTAACAAAATTATGATATGGGACAAATAGACACTCAACAAGTGGAGGCCGTGACCTCCGTAGCCAAAAGCATCGGGGACGTAGGCATGATGGCCGTTACCGGGGCGTTCTTCCTGATTTTATCTGCCATCCTCATGGTGGCTTGTTTCAAGTGGTTCAAATCGCTGATAAATAAAATAATCACGCAACAAGGGAATACCATGAATGACCTGCTGGATGAAACACGGATGCAGAACAGCATGTTGGCCGACATATCGGAGGGGTTGCGCCCTGAAACTCAAATGCGCATCAAAAATACGTCGAATTGTTTTTTTGATTTGGCCGTCGAGCAGGTATGCCGGATGATAAAAAAAATCCGGGAAGAAAATCACATCGTGGACAAAGAGGCAACAGCGCAGAAAATTCGGACGTTGTTGCGCAACCTGCATGAAGACCGGAACAGCAAATTCGATTGCTATACATATCGGGGTCGGAAATTATCCGCATACACCAATCCCGAATGGATTGAGGAGGTTGCCCGTGTCATCGAGCAGGAAATATACAACCCCAGCGGAGCCAATAACGGACGCGCCTACACCAACGTCAAGGCGGTGTATGACGACATCAAACTCGATTTTTACCACAGACTAAATAACTGACAAACCACATGGCACACGCAGAATTATTACAACCGTTCATCCTCCAATGGGAGGGCGGTTTCGTAAATGACCCTCTTGACAAAGGCGGGGCCACCAACAAAGGAATCACTATCGGCACATTCCGACAGTTTTACGGCAAAGATGCGACCGTTGAGCAATTGAAGCATATCACCGATGCCCAATGGCTGCACATTTTCAAATCTGGGTATTGGGACAGGTGGCGGGCTGACCAAATCAACAATCAATCGGTTGCCAACATCCTCGTAGATTGGGTGTGGGCATCCGGTGTTCATGGCATCAAAATTCCGCAGCGCGTGTTGGGAGTTGTTGCCGATGGCATCGTCGGCCCCAAGACAATCGCAGCACTCAACGCCCAAGTACCTGCCGCGTTTTTCGCCCGAATACACGACGAACGCATCAGGTTTGTGGAAGACATCGTGCGACGCAACCCAACGCAGGCCCGGTTTCTCAAGGGTTGGAAAAACAGAATCAACGACATCAAATTCCGAGCATAATGAAGAACATTCTTTTCATCATCATTCTGGCGGCCATGACCGCCTGCTGTCCATGCCGACACCTGACAACTTCCACGCGCGACAGCGTGCGGGTCGAAACGGTTGTGCGTACCGAGCGCATTCCCGATACTGTATTCGTTGATGTTCCTGCCGAACGCGAGCGGCAAACCGTTCGAGATACTACCAGCCATCTTGAAACGTCTTTTGCCATTTCCGACGCCCGAATCAACCCGGACGGAGCATTGTTCCATTCGCTCGAAAACAAGCCGCAAAAACGGCCCGTATCGACCGAAAAGGAAGTGATATACCGGGACAGCATCATCTACCAAAACCGGACGAATACCGAAACAATCGAGGTCGAGCGCAAACTGACATGGTGGCAACAGACGAAGATGCGCGGGTTTTGGGTGTTGCTGGCTGTCGTTGCTATCATATGCCGAAAAAACATCCTTTCGCTGGCCCGGCGGCTTATTTAAGTCATATAGCGGTAGTATCTGGATGCTATTTTTCGCACATTGAGGAATTTTTCCTATCTTGGTAGCGAAATATATACTATAATAGCGTTTGCTATTGTTTGAGGTCAAGGAAATCGCCAATTTCAACAGAAATCTCAAAAACAATGGTGAAACGCCTGCGTTCTGCGTGGGCGTTTCCTTGTTGGGATTTCGGGCGTTTGGCGATGCCTCTTGACTTACGAGGGACGCCTGCGTTTTTTTGTGCCGTTCTGCAACATAGCAAATGACAACAAAAAACGCGAATTATGGAAAATAGATGTCCCAAATGCAACAGTCTGAATGTTTATGTAGACAAAAAAGGGTTCAGCGGCAAAAAAGCCGTCGCAGGCACTTTGTTGGTCGGCCCCATAGGGGCAGCAGCCGGAACCATCGGAAGTAATAAGATAAAAATTACTTGCTTGGATTGCGGTTATAGTTATTTCGCAGGGGGATATTCCAAAGCGCAGAAAGAGTTAGCCGAAAACGGAAAACCCGTCAAAATGACTGTCGGAGGATGGATG